GAACAGTCCAAGGATAAAGCTCCACTGAGGCAGATTAAGATCATTCCGTACCGCGATAAAGCTAATTGGGAATTGCTCCCAAAGTACAATATCGGTAATACGAAGTGATATAAATAAGTTTGATGGCAATTACGCCATCAACCTATAATTCCCACCTGGGGTTATCGGAGATTACATAACCTTGCATAACTGGAGGTAAAATAGCATGTCAGGAAATACATACACGTTCCCACGGTCGGCCTTTGTAGGCTTTGACCATCTCTTCAATGAGCTCAACAGAGTCTCCTTAAGAGAGGATACATACCCACCGCACAATGTCGTTTTCATTGATGACGACAATTTCTTGGTGGAAATCGCCGTTGCAGGATTCTCTAAGGAGAACCTCGACATTCAGCTAAAGGATTCAATCCTTACCGTAAGCGGCGAAATGGAAGATGAACGCATCTACAACCATAAGGGCATTTCGACCCGTAAGTTCACCAGAACTTTCACGCTGTCGGAACATGTTCAGGTAAAAGGTGCCGACCTCAAGAATGGAATCCTTTCGATTCCTCTTGCCAAGGTTGTTCCAGAATCAGAACGCCCCAAGAAGATTGAGATTGGCTCAACCTTCATCCAAGACTAATTAACTTTTAGTTCTTGTGCGAGTGGTGACTTTTACGGTCACCACTCTTTTGTTATTTACATACCGACATCCTTTGTATATGATTGTACAGTGAATTATTCCCTTACAGTATTCGACTCCATCTTTGACAATAAGACGGACAAGAAAGTCACCGTGGCTTCATGGGAGGACTTTGAAAAACTTATGTTCCAACTCTCCAAACTTCCTGGTTATAAAGCCAAGAAGGGAGAGAAAAAGAAATCGTCATCGTTGATTTCTCCCGCAATTTATACCGAAGGCGCCACACGTGCAAATGCAAATGTGACTGGTTGGGGCGGTTGGGCTGCACTTGATGTCGATGAATATGATTGTTCGTTTGAGGAAGCAGCCGGTCGTTATGTCAAGTATCGTCATATCTGTTATTCGACTGCGTCGTCGCGACCAGAGAAAAAGAAATTCCGTGTGGTGTTTCAATTGAGCAAGATTGTTCCAGCCGATAAGATTCGGCATTTCTGGTACGCCTTAAACAAGCACTTTGGTTCCATCGGAGATGAACAGACCAAGGATCTAAGCCGAATGTATTATGTGCCGGCTCAATATCCAGATGCCGATAATTTTATCCTTGTGCGTTCCGGAGAGATTATGGACCCCGATGCTATTATGGCACTTCATCCATATTCCGAAAAGCCATCCATAACTCTCATGGATAAATTTCCAGCCGCAATTCAACTAGAGATTCTAAAGCACCGCAAGGAACAAGCCAACAACAATACAATCACCTGGAACTCCTACCTCGACTGCCCGTTTGTAAACAAAGCACTCATTAAGGAATATAGATCCATTTCATCTATAGATGGTTCAGGAAGATACCGAATGATCTATAAGATTATGTCAAGCATTGCGTGTAATGCTGTTAAGAAACGCTATCCCATCACCGGTATGCAGATTGCAGAGATGGTAAGAGAACTTGATCGAGATACCGCAAGAATCTACCAGAAACGCCCTCTACATACGGAAGCGGATAGAGCGATTGAGTTTGCCTACAAATCCGTCACTTTTTGATTTACATCCATCGTTGGTTGGTATAGTGTTATTGAATGGAATTTTACACAAACGTCCAAACCTATGGCGACCATATTCTCTATCGCGGCTATCGCGATGGTCTCCGGGTAAAGGACAGGGTCAATTTTAAGCCCACATTGTTTCTCGGAGTCGACGAGGCTCAGTCGCCTTACATGTCGCTTACAGATGTTCCGGTGAAGCCGAATGTTTTTGGTTCTCTAAATGATGCCAAGGAGTTTGTGGAAATGTATTCCCACACCGGCAAGGTGTATGGTAATACCCGCTGGGTCACCAACTTCATCCAGAATCAATTTCCCGATGAAATCCAATTCAACCGCGACATGGTCAATGTTGCGTCATTGGACATTGAAGTGCATTCGGATGAAGGCTTTCCCGACCCCGACCGCGCCGAATATCCTATTACCGTTATCACGGTTAAAAATAATCACTCTCACATGTTCAACGCGTGGGGTGTGAAAGCCTTTGACCCAGATCAATCTATTTTTGCCGGTAAGGTTACCTACACACAGTATCGTAGCGAGGAAGAAATGCTCCAGGGCTTCCTCGACTGGTGGTCGAACACCCAAAACATGCCCGACATTCTCACGGGCTGGAACTCTAGGTTCTTCGACGTTCCCTACATCATTAACCGTATTGTGAAACTACTTGGTGAAAAAACGTGCACGAAGTTATCTCCATGGCCAACAATTAAAGGTTGCATTCGTCCGAAGAGTGTAACTATTATGGGTCAGATGAAACTGTCGTATGACATCGTTGGCATCTCTCAGCTCGACTATCTTGATCTATTCCGTAAATTCACTTTGAATACCTATGGCAATCAGGAGTCCTATAAACTTGGACACATCGCCCATATCGTGCTGAATGAGACAAAACTCTCCTACGCCGAATACGGAAGCCTCGGTGGGCTCTACAAAAACAACTTTCAAAAGTACGTCGATTACAATATTAAGGACGTTGAACTTCTTGAACGCCTCGAGGACAAACTTGGTCTTATCACCTTGGTCCTTACGCTCTCCTACATCGGCGGCGTAAACTATACCGACACTCTTGGTACCACTGCCATTTGGGAATCCATTATCTATCGCGACCTCATGTCGCGTAAAATTATTCCCACGGTTTCTCCTATTCGTCCAAGCTACGAATATACCATCATCGGTTCCAAGACTGACGAGGAGAAAGCAATTGCCGAGGACAACGGTGAAATTGGTTCCTTTGCCGGTGGTTATGTGAAGGATCCCAAGGTTGGCTTTCATGACTGGGTATGTTCGTTCGACTTGAATTCTCTGTATCCCAATCTCATTATTCAATACAACATGTCACCGGAGACCATTCTGCCGGTTCAGATGCAAGGAGTCCATCCCGACAAACTTATTGCAGGAAACATCCCGCAACCCGAAATTGAAAATGCGATTGTTGCATCCAATGGTGTGCTGTTCGACCCCAAACGCAAGGGGATTATTCCAGAAATCATTAAGGGCATTTACGACAAACGTGTTATTCTTAAAAAAAGCATGATCGCGGAGAAGAAGAAACTTGAGAAAACCGAGAAATCAGATAAAATCAATCGTTTTAAAATCGAACGTGAAATCAGTCGCCTTGAGAATCATCAGGTCGCACTTAAAATTCTTCTGAACTCACTTTACGGTGCTCTTGGTAACAAACACTTCCATTACTTTGATGTCCGTGTTGCCGAGGGTACCACTCTATCGGGTCAGACGGCGATCCGTTGGGCAGAAATGAACGTCAACAAATACCTTAACGGCGTCCTTAAAACTAAGGATGTCGATTATGTAATTGCAATCGACACTGATTCGGTGTATGTCACAATGAAACCAATTGTTGACATGTTCAAGCCCAACAACCCCGTGAAATTCTTGGATGAATTCTGCGCAAAAGCTATTGAGCCTGTGTTCAAGGATGCGTATGAAAAACTTGCCAAGAATGTGGGTTGTCCCGAGAACCGCATGATTATGAAACGTGAGGCAATTGCCGACCGTGGCATCTGGACCGCCAAGAAGCGTTACATCCTAAATGTCCATAACAATGAGGGTGTTCAGTATGCCGAACCCAAAATCAAGGTGATGGGTATTGAAGCCGTGAAGTCATCGACTCCTGAAATCTGTCGCGATGAAATGAAGCGGATGTTCAAGACAATCCTGACCAAGACACAATCGGAAGCCCAGGCTGAAATCAAAGCCTTTCGTGAACAGTTCAAGACTCTTGATCCGGTCAACATTGCGTTTCCCCGTGGTACCAAGGACATATCCAGCTATCGTAGTTCCAATACCATCTACAAGAAAGGTACTGGCGGCACCACGCCGATTCACGTCCGCGGTTGTCTTCTGTTCAATCATCATCTCAAGATGAAGAACCTTCTAAATAAGTACGAAACAATCAAGAATGGCGAGAAAATCAAATTCATCTATCTTCGTACACCCAATGCAATCAATGAGAATGTCATTTCATTCATTGACGTTATCCCTAAGGAATTCAACCTCCACAATCATATTGACTTTGACAAACAATTTGAAAAGACCTACCTTGATCCTATTAAAATCATTTTTGAAGCAATCGGTTGGAAGTGCGAGGAGACATCATCGCTTGAAAACTTCTTTTCTTGATTTACATCTGCACCATATTGTGTAATAATCTATCCTTCTAAATAAGACATGAATCCAAAATATCCAATATACATCATTTCTAAAGGTCGTTGGGAGTCTCGGCTCACTGTTCGTTCTTTGGATTTAATTAATGTTCCATACCGCGTGGTCATTGAGCCACAGGAGTTTGATAAGTATGCTGCCGTCATTGATCCTAAAAAGTTAATTGTGACGCCGTTCAGCAATCTCGGTCAGGGCAGTATTCCCGTCCGTAACTTTGTGTGGGAGCACTCTATCAATGAAGGTCACAAACGCCACTGGGTCGTGGACGATAACATTGCGCATTTCTACCGCATCAACAATAATCTGAAGATTCGTGTGAACGATGGCACAATGTTTCGTTGCTGTGAAGACTTTACCGACCGCTTCGAGAATGTAAAAATGTCGGGAATGAATTATGCTTTCTTCTGTCCGGCTGGTCTATACCGTCCACCATACTACCTGAACACTCGCATTTATAGTTGTATCCTTTTGGACAATTCACTTGATATGCGTTGGCGCGGGCGTTTCAATGAGGACACCGACATCAGTATTCGCATCATGAAAGCCGGTTACTGCACGATTCTCTTCAATGCGTTTACCTGTGGCAAGGCTGCAACGATGTTGATGAAAGGCGGTAATACGGATGAGCTATATAAAGCTGCCAATGATAACCGTCTCTCCTTTGCTCAATCTCTACATGCTCAACATCCCGACGTTGTTCAAATCATCAAACGCTGGGGTCGTTGGCATCACCTTGTCAACTATACCGTATTTGAAAAGAATCACCTCATTCTCAAGAATGGTCTTAACATCCCTAAGGGTACCAACGAATATGGTATGGTTCTAAAGAAAGTCCAACCAAAAGTAGATGCCGAACTCGACAACTCAGAATTAATCCAACACGAAAATGAATAACAAGAAAGTCCTCAAGAAAGAACTCAAAACGCCCGAGCACAACCTGTTCTCGCTCTCCGGTCAAGAAGAAGCTACAACACCATATCTTTGGGACAGTATGCCGTCGTACAATCAGATCAATGAAAAGAGCTATGCCTGCTTCAATGTTCGCGTTGAATCACAAGAAGACCTTGACAAGGTTGCCGAACTTCTTGGTCAGCCAATCACTGTCAAGACTCGGGCAATTCGTTACCCCGCACGCGACCGTTTTCGTAATACATTACTCCGTTGGGTCACGGAAGAAAATACCGAACAAAAACAGACCGAATAAGGTTTACACCAACCGACAAGTGTATATAGTTGAACCATCTCTTAAATTATGTCTTCATTACTCGCTAAACTAAAAAAGAATTCCCGCATTGATAGCTCGTCTACCTTGGATGAATCCAAGTTTTTTAATCAAGGGGACAACAGTGTTCCGACCGATGTTCCTATGATCAACGTTGCCCTCTCCGGCGACCTCGACAAGGGTCTCACTTCGGGTCTTACCGTCCTTGCCGGTCCGTCTAAACACTTCAAGACCTCATTTGCCCTCATCATGGTTGCGGCGTATATGAGAAAGTATCCAGAATCAATTGTTCTATTCTATGATTCTGAATTCGGTTCGCCGCAGGCTTACTTCAAGACCTTTGGTATTGATACCAGCCGAGTGCTTCACTGTCCCATCATGAATGTCGAAGACCTCAAGTTTGACATTATGAAA